GACGGCTCTGAGGTCACTACAGAGGCTCAATAATGGCTGGCCCTTCATTTCTCCACGGTAAGAACTCACGGGTTGTGTTCTCAAACCCCTCGCAGACCAGCCAATCGTTCCTAGGCGTTCTCGCCAGTGGTAGCAACGTTGTGACCATTGTGGGAAATCTGCCTGCCACCCTGCCTCTCGGCGCAACCGTCACGGGCACGGGAATCCCGTCAAGCACCACGGTTACGGCGATTACTCAATACACTTTGACCCTCTCGGCAAATGCCACGGCTTCTTCAAGCCTGACTGCGCCGACCCTTATCTCCTTTGCCCTCTCGAATGGTGCTTCATTCGACCTCTCTCAGTTCTTCAATGATGTAAGTGTCGCCACTGCCTTAGACCCCGTTGAGACAACGACCTTCCAAAACAGCGGTGTGAAGACCTACATCTCAGGCTTGAAGGAGGGCTCAATCACCCTCGCCGGTTTTTACGACGGCTCATACGCTGCGGTAGATGAGATTATGGCAAACGCCACAAAAAACTCCGCAGACGAGGCGGTACTTGTGTTCCCCGACGGCGGAACGGCGCAGAATTCTGTGTGCCACCTCGCCCGTGGATTGGAAAACAAGTATGACCTGAAGACTCCCGTTTCGGGCGTTGTGGCTATAGACACCGAAATCGTCTCCGACGGTGGCGTGTGGCGTGGCTTCGGGCAATATTTCACTACGACCTCTAGCAGTAGCACCACTGCCAAAAACAATGGTCTGCAAACCACTAGGGGCGGTCTTCTGATTATCAACGTTCTTGCACTGCAAGGAACTTTGAGCCTCAGTTTTCAGCACTCGGCTAACAACTCGACCTACCAGACGGTTTCTGGTTCAACCATTTCGACGGTTGGCAACGTGGTCTTGTTTTTGCCGAATCCGCTGTTGCAATACACACAACTCATTTGGACGCTTTCGGGAACAAGCCCGTCGGCAACTATCTGCTACGGGTTTGCCCGTTTCTAGGAAGGAATAAATAATGGCTACTCCTGCTTTCCAACACGGTAAGAACGGGTTTCTGGCAATTGGCTACGAAACAAGTGCCGCTACGATAAACACAGGCTCGATTACGAGTGGTTCGCTGACCGTGACCCCCACGGCGGGAACTTTGCTCGCTGGCGGTATTTCACTAGCGGACAAGGCGATTTCCACCCCGACCTCGACGGTCTACGGTGCGTTCGTGAACGGTATCCCCGTTGGCACGGCAACCCCGTTTGCCACCGCCACGACGTCCTACACCCTCTCGGTGTCACCCTCTTCGGTTTCCGCTGCTGCAGGAAGCCCCGTGCTTCCTATGGTGAACCTCTCGCCCTTCATCAACGACGTTTCGTTCCCGACGCAAATAGAAACCCCTGAGACGACCACGTTCTCGCAGGCTGGTGTAAAGACCTACATTGTGGGTCTGAAGGCCTACACGATTACGTTTGCCGGTATGTATGACCCCACCGCCGGTTCTTCGACCACCACGGGTGGAACTGACGCAATTATGAACTCGCTGATTTCTTTTCAGGACGCTGGCAAGTTCATCTCGTTCATCTACGGGCCTTCGACGCCTGGGGCGTTTACGGGTCAGACCCCTTCGGTTGTCTTCTACGGTCAGGCTCTCCTGAACAAGTATGACTTGAAGTCGGGCGTGAACGCTGTGATTTCGTTTGACGGCGAATTGCAGGTCACGGGTGTCGTGACCCGCTCGATTCTGTAATCCTGCACGATTCCAAAACAGCGACTACACTCTATGACTAGGGGTTTACCCCTAGAAACGGAGTGCTATGTCTAGCCTTTCAGAACAGATTTTTGCTTCCGACGACATTGAGTCGAAGGTTGTCGAAGTCAAGCAGTGGAATGTGAGCGTTGTCGTCAAGTCAATGACCGCCCGTGACCGTAGCAAGATGTTGGCGTCGGCCGCTGAAAATGGTGGCAACATTGACCTCGGCAACGTGCTGCCCGAAATTGTTATCCTTTGTACCTACGACCCCGAAACGGGCGAGAGGGTGTTTAGCGAAAATGACCGTGACGCTCTTCTTGCTAAGAGTGCCGCTGCCATTGAGCAAATCGCTACCGTCGCAATGGAACTTTCGGGTTTGGCTGACGGGGCGGCTGATGTTGCGGGAAAAGACTCTTAGCCAACCCTGACCGACGCTTTCTCTTTGAGTTAGCGGAAAAATTGGGTCGGACGGTTGGCGAACTTCTCGAAGGTTCCCCAGCGCATAGACCACTATCTTCAAAAGAGTTAGTGGAATGGCAGGCTATATGGAATCTTCGTGCCTATGAGCAAGAAGAAGCGGAACGTGCCGCCCGCAATGGGTAATTCTAAAATCCTGTGGCAGACTAAGGGCTAGGTAAACCCTTATGGCAGACGAAAACTCACTCCTTTATAAAATCCTTGGCGACGCTTCGGGGGTAAAGGAGTCGTTTAAGGAAACCGAAAAAGCCGCCTCGGAAACTTCCAAAAAGGTTGGCGAGCAGTTCAACGAACTTGGTGGAATCCTAAAGAAAGCCGTTGGTTGGCTTGCCCTTGGCACAGCCGTTGATAAGGGTCTTGAACTCGGCGCACAGCAAGTCAAGTTGCAGAAGATTCAGGCTGTCCTTCTCAACAACCAAGCCGCAATGGGCGTGAGCCTGAAGAACATTTCGGGCAATATCGTAGACCAATCCGGCAAAATAGTAAAAACCAACGACCAAGTTACTAAGTCGGGTCGTGCCTACTCGGTAATCCTCGACAATCAGGCAAACAGCCTGTCTGTTCAAACGGGTATTGCTAAAAACCAATATATCCAAGCACAGAACCTTCTGCTTCCCAACCAAGACCTTGCGAAGTTGTATCAAGCACACGCCAGCGATATGAAACTTACATTGCAGAACGCTGCAAATATGGCTGAGGTTATGGGTGGCGGTAGCGGTGGTTCTGTAGTTGGTTCAGCCCGACTCCTGAGCCGTGTTTTGACCGACCCCGCCAAGCGTATGAGCGCAATGGTGCGAACGGGTGTGTCGCTCTCGAAGGCTGAGCAACAGCGAATTAAGGCTACCGAAGCGACCTCTGGTCTGCTTGCGGCTCAGGACTTGTTGCTTCAAGATATCAACAAGCACGTTCAGGGAATTGCGTCGGCAAGCCGTTCTCCTATGGACAGATTGAAAAATGACTTGATGTTGATTTATCAGTCTATTGGTGTCGGTCTTCTTCCAATTCTTGAATCATTCGCACAGGCTTTGACCCCGCTTCTCAATGCGCTACAGCCCGTGTTCGAATCTATGGCGACTGCGATTCAGGCAACAACCGAAGCACTCGGTAAGAGCCTTGGTGATATTTTCACGGTTTTAGTTCCCTTGTTCAACGCCCTAGCCCAAGGCATTTTGCCAGCCATTCTGACCATTGCAGAATCAGTCATCAACGTCATTGCACAAATGGCTAAGCCCTTGGTGGGTATTTTGACCACCATTATCAACGGCAAGGGCGATTTCAAGGGTCTGGCTTACATTTTGACCGATATGGCAAACACGTTTGCCAAAAACCTTCAGCCCGCCGCCGAAGCGGTATCTAAGGCGTTCAGCGATATGGTCAGCAATGGGCAAATGCAAGTCTTCCTGAACGCCCTCGAACAAACCATTGTTGCCATTGCGCCCCTTCTCCCGTTGTTGGCAACGACGTTCGCACAGTTTTTTATCGCCGCCTTGCCGACGTTGATTCAGATGTTGCCGTATCTTGCCCTTTTGGTCGAATATTTTGTTAAGTTTCTAGCCATTCTCATCAAAGCGGGAAACCAATTTCTGCTCGTCATTGCTTCAATGGCAAAATTGGTCGGTGGTGTGGGTCTTTTGAAGGACGCTTTTGCCATACTTGCAACGGTGTGGTTTGCTAAAAAGATGTTTGGAGGCCCGATTGACTTTATGCTTTCGGGAATCAAGGCAATTGCTGGCGGGCTTGGTGGTCTTACCGGAATTATGGGTTCGGTGGGAGGCAAGGTCAAATCGTTGTTTGGTCTTGGAAAGGTTGCCAAGATGGGCGTTACTGCCCTCGAAGGCGGCGAAGGTGTAGCAGGTGCTATTGCGTCTATTCCAATGCTAAAGCGTTTGGGTGGCGGAACAACCTCAAAGGTTGAGGGTATCGTCGCTAAGGAAGTGGAAAAACACTCCGGCTTGGCGGTCAAGTTATTCTCCAAAATTCCCATTATTGGAAAATTCAGTGGAATGGCTGGCAAGTTATTGGGCAAGGCTGGCGGAATGACTGGCGACCTTGGTGGAATGTTGTCCACCAACACCAAAAACCCCACCGTGAACCTGACGAACGCCATTATCAACCTCACCAAAGTCATTCAAAAAGGTGGCGGTGGTGTGGGTGGCAGTGGCTCAAACCCAATTGAAAAAGAAATCAAAAACAAGGCTGAAAGCGAAATGAAAAAGTTTGGCGAAAAGGGTCTTGCCAAATTTGCTCGCAATGGTCTTCTTCGAGCGGGTGGAGGTCGCCTTGGCGCAATGGCAGAGAAGTTCGGCGCAACCAAAATTGGTGGCGGTCTGGCAAAGTTGGGTGGAACCTCGCTTGCTAAAAAGTTGGGTCTAAGCCTCGGTGCAGACGCAGTTGCCACGGGTGCTGAAATGGCAGGTGCAGAGGCGTTGGCAAACTTGATTCCTGGTATTGGGCAGGTGGTTGCTGCCGGTCTTTTGGCGTATCAGTTCCGTCACCAAATTGGCGGTGCGCTGAAGGGAATTGGACACTTCCTCGGTCTTGGAAATTCAGGGCCTCCCAAGCCGACCCGAACCGTCCACGACACGAAGACTGCCAAAGTCATCAAGTTTCACCAAGGCGGTATGGTTCCTGGCCGCAAGGGTTCCGAAGTTCCCGCCATTCTTCAGGCGGGTGAAGCCGTATTGAGCATTTCGGCGGTTCACGCCCTGAGTCGTGGCAGTCGAGGCAACGGACAGGCTCAGCAAGCCCCCAACGTGAACATTGTGGTCAATGGCAATGCCGACCAGCACACTGTCGAACTCATCAAGCACCACGTCGAAGGTCAGTTCAAAGAATTTCACCGCACGTTGCGGGCAATGGGGCGGTAGTTTTTCCAAAGGCGGAGTAGAGTG